ATATAGCCAAATTGGTAAGGCACAGGATTCTGGTTCCTGGATGTTTCGGTTCGAGCCCGGATATCCCAATAAGAAATGCCGCTAGATCAAGGATCTAGCGGTTTTATTTTGCAAAGTGTGTTCCTAGTGTGTTCCTAGCTCTTCAATTTTTTCTTCACAAAGTCAAAAAAGCAACAAAAAATGCCCGATTTTTGATCGGACATTTTTCTCTATGACAGAAATTAATTAAGCAGTTTTCTTGCTGGTATTGTCATCTGGGTAGGGATGTTTAGCATAGCCTTGTTTGCCCCATGGGCAGCCAATTGAGTAAACGATCATTAATCCAATACCAAAACCGCCGGCATTAGACATGTCATTCATGAATGCAAAAATGACATTTATACCGACAACGATGAAGAAAATAATTTTAACAATTTTTTCAGCTTTTCTGTTTGGCGCTTTTTTAAGAGTCACTAAGTACCAAATTGCCAGGCCTAAGGCCCATGCGGCAAAGAAGTACATGAATTGCTGAAATTCTCTCACAACTCCAAACATGGCAGCACCGCTGTATGAGCTAGCGGTGAAGAAACCACTTACTGCACCAATAGCCAGAAAAATGCCACCAACTAATCGACGCACATTTAACGTATTTTCTTTATTTTCCATTCTTGTCCTCCAAATCGATTTACGCCTTAGGTTTAATGTCGCTGGCAGTGGACAATGTATAATTGATCATATAAAAAGAAATCCACTATAAGACAGAAAGCGAACGTAGAATGATTAATAGATTAGTATCCACCTTCTTAGCAGCTGGTTCATTTGGCTTTATTAATTATTGGGTATTAATTCATCTGGGGCTTAAAAGTGAACGAAAACTTACCAGCCATGATGCCGTCATGTACTCATTAATCTTTTCAGTACCAGACTTTATAATTTTTTTGATACTTCAGCAATTCTGCCAAGCTGTTTTTTCTGGTTTAAATGCTGACTGGAAACTAATCTTTTCAGCAGCTCTGAGCTTTATAATTATTTTTTTGCTTACGCTGGTATGTGGTCAGCCATTAGTATCAGCAATTTATAGTTTGATTAATCTTTTCAGAAGAAAAGGGCATAAAGCCGATATTGTGCAAGAAAGTCCATGGTCAGAGCTAGAGATTGGCACTGCTCCTGCTATGGCATATTTTTATGATTTTGACAAGCATCCATTAGGTTTTGGCTATATCAGAACCATTTCAAATGATTTTGACAATAATTATTCAATGAACCTTGAGCCATTTGTGGATGACACCAAAGGCGCAAAGCAATTGGACTATAATACGCTCATAGACTACATTCAATCTAAAGAATGGCAGGAGAAATACACAATCACGCAACACATCAATTTAAAGCAAAAATTTATATTGATTGTTTTACAAGAAAAATCAATTATTTAGATTCTTTTTTAGGCGGATTAGGTGGCGTCTTTTTATCCAATCCAGGGATAGTTTTATGAATGCCTCTATTTTGAATTTTTGATGGGTCTACTGAGTCAGCGTGTCTCATTAATTAGCCTCCTTGCAAAATGATAGTATAAACGCTCAATCATGATTGATTGGGCGTTCTGTTTGTTAATTATGATTAGTTTGTGTTGGTACCTGTGTCAGTATCATCATTAGTGTCAGTCTGGTTGCTGTCTGACTGATTATCATTGGTATCTGTGTCAGTATCAGTATCGGTATCGGTATCGGTATCGTCACTGCTGGTGTCTGTATCGGTATCATCGGAGCTATCGTCAGTGGTATCAGTATCAGTGTCGTCACTAGTGTCGGTATCATCAGAACTGTCATCGCCAACAGAAGTTTCATCAGTTAGAGTCATAGTTTCAGAAACTGCTTTAATTTTAAGTGGGCTACCTATTTCAGTATTTGTGGAGTTGACCGGCTGAATTAAGTAGTTTGAAACGACTTTGTCGCCTCTGTCTTTATCAATTTCAAAGTCGATAGCAAATGAGATTGTTTTACCAGGATCAACCTTGTCTTCTGAACTCTTGATTGCATCTGCGTATTTGCCAAAGAGCGAGTCATCATAGCTGCTAGAAAATGCTGCTTGGCCTAATTCATGCTTGGTCTTTGGAAAGACCTGCTTAACTTTTAAGTGGTCGTCAAAGAAGTCTTTGGCACTGACACCTTTTTTAGAATTATTGGTGAAAGTACCAGTAATGATTACAACGTTATAATTAGCCATATCATCAGTTAAGTTAGGATCGTGTACTTTAACATTAGCAACTTTGTTGATCTTGATTTTGCCAGTTTTAGCCACAAAGGTTTGACCTTTAAAAATGTTGTATTTTTTCTTAGCTACTTTGCTGGTCTTTGGCTTGTTCGAACTGCTTGAGCTGCTTGATGAACAGCCGCTAGTTGCCAAGCCGATCAAGGCTAAGCCTGCAGCTGCACAAATCCATGTCTTTTTCATTTTTCCTCCGAAATAATCCATAAATATCACTAACAATTACAATTTACTTCTGACCTCGATAGCTCTGCCGATTATGCGGCCAGGGTGGTCTTGGGTCAAAATAATAGGGTCAAACGTGTCATTATCAGGTTGCAAAACAACCATGCCATTGATATGCTTGACCCTTTTTAATGTGGCTTCAGTATCGCCATTAACCAAAACTGCAGCTATTTGACCATCCTCAACCTCTGGCTGCTCTCTGACTGTCACGATTGCACCATTTGGAATGGTAGGATCCATGGACTCGCCCTTAGCGCGCAAGTCAAATAAGTTACCCTCTGGAACTTGTCCTGCAGGGTAGATATGAGCTATATGGTCCTCAACATTTTCTTCAGCCGTAATAGGCTCACCACAAGCGATCTCACCCAAAAGAGGGATGCTGACTATAACCGTGTTTGTACGATAGTGGTGATCCATGTTTGTTGGAATTGAGGATGTTATTCCCGGTATACCATCTATTATTTGAGATTTAGGCACGGTAAAAATCTGAGATAGCTTTTCGATATATCCCATACGAGGGATTTTCCGTCCTACTTCCCAATTTGAAACTGTTTGCTTGGAGACATCTAGTTTGTCAGCAAGTTGTGCTTGAGTCATACTGTGCTTTTCTCGCAATACTTTCAATTGAAAGCCAATATCAGTGCCTTTCATCTAATCCCTCCCTTATTGTTCAACTGCCCTTATTATAACATTAAGTTTAAATAGTCGTCCCTAAAGTTATATTTTTGCAAAAAAAGTTATTGACTCTAACCAAAAGTTAGACTAATATAAAAGTTGAATTGAGAAAGGAGTTGAAAGAATGAGCGACAAAACCAAAATTAGCTTGAAAGCTGCTAGAGTAAATGCTGGTTTGACTCAGCAAGAAGCTGCCGACAGAATGGCTGAATATATGGGTATTAAGGTATCTCGCCAACGTATTCAAGGCTTTGAAAGAGACCCTGAAACGGTACCTCCGGCTTGGGCCAGGGGATTTTCATGGATTTATAAGCTACCCTTGGACGACTTATTTTTTGCCCGTAGGTCAACCGAAAGTTAGACAAAGGAGGGGGAGATAATGGACAAACCCTTACAGGAATTCAAATTTCATAACTGGGATGTCATGATCTTAAAAATAGATGGCCAGCCATGGTGGATTGGCAAACAAGTCGCTGAAATTCTTGGTTACAAAAATGGCAGCAGAGACATTAATAGACACGTGGATGAAGAAGACCGTCAAAACTACCAAAACGGTACTTTTACGCCACCACGGGGATTAATCGTAATAAGGAGGAGAGAAATGCAAATTAGAAAATATCAATTCGGAGATTATCAACTAACAACCCAAGAAGATAATCGAGGGCAAATATTCTTTGATGCAGAGCAAGCTGCAATTGGTCTAGGAATTTATCAAATAAAAAATGGCCAAAAATATGTACGTTGGGAAAGAGTTCAAAAATATATTCATTCCCCACTTGTGGGGAAAGGAAGTTTTATCTCTGAACCAGAATTCTATGAATTAGCTATTAAAGCCGATAATGAGCCAGCTAGAAAATTTCAACACTGGGTAACTTCAGAGGTTCTGCCATCAATCCGCCAAAACGGCGCATACATGACAGATGAAAAAGCGTACGACGTTGTCCACAACAAGGGTGGTTTGGCAGATCTGCTTCAGCAAGCGGCTAACCAACTTCGCAAGAAAGACATTCAAATTGAAGAGATGAAGCCTAAAGCGTTGTTTGCCGACGCGGTGGCCACCAGCAAGAGCACAATCTTGATTGGTCAGCTGGCAAAGATGATGCGGCAAAACGGCATTAACATCGGCCAGAACAGATTGTTCGCTTGGCTGCGGAAAAACGGATACTTAGGCAAGCACGGCAATAACTACAACGTGCCAACACAGTACGCAGTAGAGCACGGCTGGTTTAAGACCAAAGAAACGTCAATTCAGCATTCAGACGGCCACATCACTATTCAGTTGACCGTCAAGGTAACCGGCAAAGGCCAGCAATATTTCATCAATAAGTTTCTGAAGCATCCCGAGCTGGCAGGGTAGGAGTAGACAATGGCAAAGAGAAACAAAAAACGGCATCCCAAATGGGAGACCGTATTAGTTAGATGTGCTAATTGCAAAAAAACAGTTCATCCAGGCGATTATTGCGAACAGTGTAGCAGCAAACTAGTTGCCATACAACGCTTTCAAAAGCGCCTCTGAACAAACATTAATCAAAATTGCGTGGGCGTCTTTTAACAGCGACTTTCCAATAGTTTTCCATTTAACCACAGACACTTGGCTTTTAGGAGTTTCTTTAATTAAGTCATCAACTGATTCAGCGAGTTCGTTTTTATCTTTTTGCTGAATAGATGAATAGTCAATTAATTCTTGAATAGCTTCAATTGATGCTTGTGTCCAAGGAAATGGTTTACCACATTTTTCGCAATATTTTGGAATAGGCGTTGGTGCAAGTGTCCAGTCGAACACTCCGTCCATTTCTTCATATCCGTAAATTGCATGCTGACAAGATGGACAACAATCTATCAACTTAGCACCGCATTTCGTACAAAATCCTGTGATTTGTTCAGACATGCTAGCACGATCGGTTAATTGATGCCCATTCAAACAAACAACTTGTTTATATTGCATGTTCATTTAATCACCTCCTCTCCAGGGATGTTTTCAGTTTAGCAGAAAGAAGTAAGACAAATGAATTCCAAAAATAAAGCGAGCGGCACTACATGGGAAACAGTATGGGTCACATGTTCACAGTGCAGATGCCAAGTTAAACCAGGCAAATATTGTCAGCAATGTGGCCAGGAACTTGTACCTACAGAACGGGCACAAGTTAGGGTACAGCAAAAATCTAGTAGAGAAGTGACTCATTCTGAAAAAGGTATTTTTTATCAAGACAACAGCGTGAAATTGTCAATACCAGCAGATGGCTCTATTTCAGTGGAGGAGGAGTAGAAAATGGCAAAAGAAAAAGAACAACCGTGGGTTAGTGAGTTAACGGATGCGGTAATTGCTGAGATTATTCGGCGGCTAACAAAAGATATGAAACTGGACAGTAAAGAGTTTGGTAAACATGTTGCCAACTGTGCGAAAAAACAGCCGTCAGAAAAGACGACTGCTGGAATGATACGCGGCAAAGACATTTTAAGTGGTCCAATTTCAGGAATCCAGCTGAAGAAGTCCCAACTTGTCAAAAAGCCTAAGCATGGCAATTAAAGCTTGCTTGGTAGCTAATGCACCGGTGTAATTGACAGCCTTTTTAATAGCCAATTCCTGCTTGGAATCAAAACTGTATCCTTCGTTTTTTAAGGACTTAAGAAGTTGTTTATAAGCATTGTCTTGAACGGAGATATTCCAAGTTTCGTTAATAGACTGATTAATAAAGCTTTCAATAGCCGACTTATCAAATTTAATTTTCATGAAATCACCTCTTTTCCGGGATGATTCAACTCTAACAGATTAAAAGCTAACAACCTTAGTAAAAATGAATGAAGGTGTAACAAATGACAAACAACAAATTAAATTCTGCTGAATTGAGTAGTTATGATTGGGTACTGCATTTGACAGCATTCTATTACTACATTCACCACAAGCATTTAGAACTTAAAACGGTCCGTGAGCTTAAAAATAATGCCCTAAAGGTGATTTATGCTGACGGATCGTACCAACAGCTTATGCCGGGTAAAAACAGCTCAGATCAGATTTTATACATTGCTGACGAAGATACTTATCAGCATTGCTTAGACAAATTTATGTGAGGTGATAAAAGTGGAAATCGCGGTTGACAGCAAATCTTTTAATGAGGCTGTGATCGAAGCCGTTAAGGCCCTTGATTTAGTACCTAAAAGCACTTTGACAGGGCGGACGATTTCACTCGATGAATTTCGCAAGAAGTATTGTGGCGGTAAATCAAGAGACTGGGTTAAAGAGCAGATCTTTTACACATTTAAGCCAGATTTTGTACAAAACATTCATCCTGGCCATGGATCAAGATTCATCATTTTTGAAAGACCAGCAGCCGAGTGGATGGAGAAACACAGAAAAGAGATTGAGTGGGATGGTTAGAAAACAAAATAAAAAGACCGACTGGTTAACAGTGGTCTTCTGTGTAGTGATGTTTCCAACATGGGCGATTTTGCTCAGTGTACTTTGCTACAACTTTTGGAGCTGGGTTATTTCAATCGCTCACTAACGGCAATAATAAATTTGCTAGAGTCAAGCTTTGATCTAATTGGGAGACTTTTGTGGATCATATGTCCGTCTATTTTAAAAGTCAAATCCAAATGCTGCCCAAAGTCAATCATGGGCAAATAGTTGAACGCAATAATAAACTGTTTGGCCGTTCTAGGTGGAATGTTTAGCGGCGTGCAATCTGAATAGGATGTCTGAGTAATTTGAGTTTTCGGATTGGTTTCGGATGTTAATTTCACTGGGTACCAGGTTGATTCAAATTGAGAGTCAGGCAACTCTACATAAGCGTTAGTTACAGTTGATGGGCGTGAGGACATATTGCTGATTAACAAGCAAACGTCAAGTTCTTGTACTTTTTCTGACCATGCCCATGAAGAAGTTGTTCTAGTCCAACGCAAAAACACTTTAGTTTTAATGTGTTTTTCGTAATAGGTATTGATTGCTGAATACAGAGACAAAACAAGCGCTAGAGCCGAAATAAGCACTGTTAAAATTTCATATTTATTCAAAAGAGGCACCCCATGGATAATTTTGAAAATAAAAATTTAATCATAAACATTATAGCAATCGTGTTGGCTGTTATTGCCATAGCAATGAGCATTATTCACTAAAAAATCGAAAGGATAAAACAATGACTAAATTTGAAATCGTTGATAAAGATACTGCTAAAAATTTGAAAAGTATTTTTGAAAAGACTCAAAAAGAACTAGATGGGGGGGGAAGTTACAAGTCTCTGCTTGATTGTTAATAAAGCAGACGGCCACTCGCAAAATCACACCGTTGGTAATTATCCTGAACTGATTGGTTCAATGGAAGTTCAAAAGGTCGAAATGATTGAACTGTTTAATGAGCATAAAAAAATAGCAGAGATGCAAGCAACTATGGCAGATATGCCAAGCAATTTGAAAGATATGTTGAAGAAGATGATGGATGATGACGATTAAAAAACTCATAGCAGAACGCAGACAAGCGATTAAACAATTTGAACACAATAAGCCGTTAATCCGCGCCAGCAATTGCATGGGCGGCCGTATTTCGGCAACTTGGGGTATTAGAGCTACTGAGCCTGATTGGCTAAAAATGGCACCAAAAAAGCCGATCACGGCAAAATGATCGACAGCAAATAGTTATGAATCAGATCGTTTAAAGATCTAACTGAATTATAGCACATCCGTGCTGATTCACTTTGGAGATTATGTGAGATGACAAAAATACAGAAACGATATTCTGGCAATTTTACCATCTTGGAAAACACTGTTTTAGAGGATGTCGGTCTATCGCTGCAGGCCAAGGGATTATTTGCTCTACTTTGGCACTTGCCTGATGACTGGAAATTTCGTGAGCGTGAGATTGAGCGGCATTCTCTTAATGGCAAAGACTCAACAGTAAAAGCCAGAAAAGAATTAGAGGCAAAAGGATACCTTATCCGGACTAGGAAACGTATCCATGGAAAATTCAATGATATTATCTGGACTTTGGTGGAAAAACCACCGAGGGCGGGAAACCCGCCGTCGGTTTATCCGCCGTCGGAAAATCCGCAACTACAAAGTACTAATAAACAAATAACTAATAAACCAAATACTAATATTGGTAATCTCTCTCTTACTCCCTCCTTGCCAGAGTTATCCACAGGTAGCAAACCGACTAACCAAGCTAAACAGAAAAAGAGAGAGATTAAAAACAAACCGTTAACCGACCAACAAACCGAAACAGTCAAAATGGTCAGAAATTTGTTTGGCCAGTGGGGCATTACCTTATCTGAATATGAAAAAGGAATGCTTTGCTACTGGGCGCAGCATTATCAAGGCAGGACTATCTATCAAAATGCACAGTCAGCTCTTGGGAGAGCAGATGACTCACCATTCTGGTATTTAGCTACTCTTATGAAGCAAGAAAAGAAGGACACATGATGGTAACTGATAGAGCAGAAGACATTGCACAATTTAAACGCTGTTGTGAGCAGATCTTAAATAGACGATCAGATCTACTAGAAGCACTGCAAGATGATACTGATTTTGATCTGCATAATCTGGAGCAATGTGAAGATAAAGCAAAGCGCTTAATTCTTGAATTTAGACAAATCAGCCATATCAGTGATGAACTGTTTTGATTGCTCTTAAGGCTGGATGGTTGATATGTCTGTACAAGCAATTCAGTTGAGCGATCAGATTGCTGAACTGACCAAAAAAATTGAGAGAAAGTATGGCTGCCGGACATCCCGCTGGGCAGAAGATGATCCAGACGTAAAGCAAATTAAGCTGCTTGGTTTCAAGCTTTGGCATGGCTTATATAGCAGTGATCAGACACCCGCTAAGCTGGATCCAGCACTTGATGAACGCTGGCGCAAAATAATCGAGCTTAATGGCGATGCTCTTATTCCGTTTGAGTCGTTACCGCGACGAACACGATATTCATGGACCACGATTTTTAGCTTGAATGCACAATATGATGGACCACTGCGGCCGACTTTCAAATATCGCGCTAGTCCGATTAACGGTCCAGGCGTACAGATATTTTCGCTGACCTTGCTCAATTTAAAAACGATTTTGCACATGCTGCAGGCTAGAAAATCAGACATCAATGAATTAGCGGCCAAACGAGGCTACATTCTCAGCAAAGGTCATTTTCCTTGGCACTGTGTCCGTATGGGGGATGCATTCATGATAGACGAAACAAAGCCGCCGGTTTTAAGAACGGCAGATAGCTTTGCAGAATGCTGCCGGAGAAAGGAGTACTATGCAGGACTTTAAAATGTGGCTGCAATTGATTGGCTTTATCGCCATCGTTTCAGCAATTCTCTGGGTTTTATTCAGTTTGGAGGGATGAACCAATGAAGATCATTGATAGAGCAACACCCGGTTTGCGAAAATTCAAGCCTGGCACGATTTTAAAAGTATCGGATGGTGTAGATGATGCTGATTATCTATTTGTTGCCTATTCAAATGGCAAAGATCGGCGTTTGCAACTGATTAATCTTGAAAACGGTGTGGTGTTTGATGATGATATTGACCCATCTAAAAACATAGAAAATTATTTTCAAGAGGCTTTAGATATCTCAGTTTATCGCACAATGAAGTTGGTGCTTGACGATGAAGATTAAAGCATGTCCATACTGCGCGTTTAATGAGCATGGTATTCCTAAAGAGAACATCAGAAAAGTGTCAGAAGAATATCCATGCCAAGCATCGTATTTAATACATAGTAATGAAAGCGACAAAACTTTTATCGTATTAAAAGACTTTTACGATTTTGCCGTGCTAGATGAAATCGTTGACTATTGTCCCAAGTGCGGGAGGAAATTATGAAAGCTAAATATTGTGAAAACTGTGGGCGTTTAAATAAGTTTAATCGCCATTATTGCACACGATGTAGTTTTCCACTTCTTAGCGATGAGGAATATCGCCAAACAAAATATGTTGTTGGACCAGAAGGCATCATCACTGAACTTAACGGTGTGCCAAAATTCATTCTCGATTATGGACATGCCTATTTTGATCAGAATGGAAAAAGACATGATATTTCAGAGCGACAATATAGAATAGCCGTTAAGCTTTTAAAAAGAAAAAATCATCGTCATTGGAGAAAGCTGGCCTTTGCTGAACATGCAGAATATTTAAAAAAACTTACTGCTGGATCATAACTCAACTCATTGAGACCAGTTACAATTTACTTATTAGGTACCTCCGGTAAAAACTACTAACTTTTTACATCTAAAACCTAATGTTGCTGCATCGGCTTCATCGAAAATCTTTCACTAGTTTTCTTGATTGATGAATTTATGCTGACGTTCGACTCGTCAGGCAGCAATTGCTTGCAGGTGTTTCAAATTATAAACATATTAGTCGAGTAAATCATAAAGTTACACAATTATTATTCGTTCTGCAAGCGGGCTCTAAAGCTTACTCTCATCCCTAGTCAGAGATGACCCTTAAGAGCTACATCGATGGACTATATGACACACCCTGTTGGTGCTTGATCACTGCTGGTTCGCGACCAGCTATAGCTGTTCCTGCGTGAACGTTGATAGGCCGTCCGTCCATGCACGGTCTGTTATTGCAGGATTTACTTTCGCCACGACCTGTTGCCAAAGTTCAGACATTACCCTTAATTACAGTGTTAAGATACAGCGAGCGAAAGAGAGAGCGCACTCAAGTTCCGAGCGCGCTTTTGTTTTAGTATTACATCCCTTAATAAAAAAATAATCGGTTTAATAGCTTTATCGAGTTTTAGCTGTGGGATGAAATGCTGCAAGCAAAAAGGAATGCTGCCACCAGCATCCCTTCATACGCAAAACTGTTTGCGCTGCTTATGTTCATTTTGGCACTCACTTGCTCCATGCTATCACGGCAGAGCCGTGATCATGTCGCTGCGGAGGTGACACAAAATGAACGAAACAATAATCCTAATCCTTAGTCTATCCATTTTAGTTCTTTCATTCAAGATCTAATCGCAGCGCAAAGTGCCATTTCTCCTCAAGGTCGAAATGGCACTCTTAAAGGGATGATTACATGAATTGGTTTACACCGGCACTGATTTTAGCCGTATCAATCTTAGGTTTCGTTCAACAAAAAGAAATCGAGAAACTGCAAAAGCAAATTGACAGTCTTCACTCAGCTGCAGTTCTTCAGAATAAAGCAATCCTTGAGCTTAACGAAAACATGATGAATAACATTCGAGCAATCAATCATAACGCTGAACTCTCAGGCAACATCAACAAAGTTATCACGGAGAAGATTCATGAGATTGATCAGAGAACGCAAGGTGATTAGTATTTTGCTTTTTCGAGAGTTAGACAAGACAGCAACCTGCGCAGCCGCAAAGAAATTTCTTGGACCAGAGCTTGAACGCTTAGTCTTGATGTCTGGCCACCAGCTGATCGATATATCATCGCCAGCGTTAAGTCCTGCGCCTGGTCATTCGTCCGGCAATCACAATGAGGATGCTTTGATTGCCGGCATTGATGCTGACAGTATTGTGATGGCCACGCACGAAACTATCCACCATTGTCCAGAACCATCCAAGACTATCTTGCTCGATAAGTATGTTAAGCATCTGCCTAACCTTGTGATCTCACAAAGCATCTACCTTGGCCACACGAGGTTCAATGAGTTGCTTAATCGAGCGTTACTTGAGTTTGTGGATGGCTTTGACTATTGGCAACGCCGATTTGATTGTCAGCCAATCACTGATCTACATGTTTACAAAGCGGAAAGATAGCGGAAACAAAGCGGACAAAGAGCGGACATCATGCGGAACCAATTGGATTATATTGATATTGTAAGTTCATTGGCTAGAGCAGAGTCGATAGCTTGCTTACAGTCTCATTAATAACCTCCTTAGGGATAAGCACCAGCTGACTGCTGGCGCTTTTTGTTTGATAAAGAAGAGTGATTGAGTGCAGCTCAAGCAATGCAGATATCCAACATGCACGAAGCTGGTACCACGTTCACAAGCTAATCCATTCTGCAAAGACCATGCTCAGTATTGGCAACCGCCTAAATCTAGTCCATATCGCAAGACCAACTACAAAATATACAACCGCTTTAAGCGTGGCAAGCAAGCCAATGCTTTCTATCACAGTCGTGAGTGGAAGCGATTGTCCGAGCAACTCAGGCGCAAATCGATTTGGACTTGCCAATGCTGCGGCAGGACTAGAGACAGAGCGTCATTTCTTGTTGTCGATCACATTGTTCCACTCAAAGTTGATCCGGACAGACGATTGGACAAAGCAAATCTCTGGGTTCTGTGCAAACAGTGTCACTTTTGGAAAACTCAGCTTGAAACTCAGATTTATGGAGCATCCCGTATAAGCAACCTAGATGCCTCTAAGAGCTGGCCAAGAGAAAAGATAGCCAATTGGATTCAAAACAAAGAAAAACAAGACAGAGAATCAAATAGCCCCCCCTGGGTGCAGCCTCAGCGGGAGCACACGCACAGGCGTCAAAATTTTGGCAAGCGTGAGTAATCAAACCCGTAAAAAGAGGATTTCAGCAAGGAAGTGATCAAAAGTTGGCAAATCCACGTCATGCTGGACGCAAACGGAAGCTAAATGCCGGCGATGGCGATCAAGCTTATCAACGCCGGCAGACTAAAGAATTTAAAAAACTACAAAAAGGCTTGAAAGAGGTTCAGCAAACCGCTCCAAGCTACTTAGATGCTCATGGCAAATGGCTTTGGCGGCAAATTGTACCTGAATTAAAGAAAATCGGTAATGTTAAGTGGCTAGATGAGCCAAACATCATTGCTCTTTGTTCCGCGTACTCGGATTTCAGAACGGCTAGTGAAGAGATTGCAGCTAATGGTCCGTATGCCATGTTTTTGGCGAAAGATGGTGCATATCATCAAGACAAAAGCCGGGCTAATCCGATGTTTGCTGTTAAAAACACAGCTGAGCGCACGATGAAGACCTTGTCAGCAGATCTGGGCATGAGTTTTAACGCCCGGGCAGCTGCCAACATTGAGTCTGAACATTATCATGCTGCCGAACCTAAGCCAAGCAATCCTTTAAAGATAGTGAAGTTCAATGTCTGAGAAAATTGATCTGACACAGGTCAGCAACATCAAAGAATACGTCTTAAAGCATGAAAATGAGCTGAAATTTCAACAACTAGGCGAAAAATACCACGATCCGGCGACTAAATACGCGCTAGACGTGTTTTTTAGCGACAAATATATCACCGGTAGGGATGCTCAACTGGCTGTTTTCCGTCATTTATCAGACTTGAAGCGCCAAAATGAGGACGGTTTTCCTTACATTTACAGCCAAAATTACGTCCAAGCCATTGAGTATTTCACTCGGATTTTGCCAAACCCAGAGAAAATCAATGAAAAAATCGTGCCATTTCCGTATGAATCGTTCATTTTGGACAGCCTAATTGGCTGGCGGGATGTCAGAACCAAGGGCTCAAGGTTCCATTTAGCCCATGTTTCTGTTGGTCGGCATCAATTTAAAACTTTTATTGCTGCCGTTTTGGTTAATTTCGGCTATTTTGTTATTGGTATGAATGGCTCAGCTCAGGATTTCTTAGTAGCCTCTATAGATACCGACCATGCTCACAAGCTTTTTGACTACATTGCCTTGCAAGCTAGCCAAGTGATCAAATTGCCTGAATTTCAGCAAATCTGCAAAGAAAATGAAGTTGAAGTGCAAGCAACGCAGATCGTCGGCCATAAAAATAAGAATCTGATCCGGCAAGGTACTGCTAAAGGCTCTGGCTTTGACTCAAAACACGACTTGGTCGCAGTTTTTGATGAAGCTGGCGGTCTTGATCCTAGGTATGACGAAAAAATCAACCAGATTATCACTGGCCAGGGCGATATACCGAACCGACTTTTGCTGAAAATCTCAACGGCTTATCCGGATCCTAAGGTTTCGTTTAAGCATGAAGAAGATAGCTTTAGATCGCTAATTGAGCACGATTATGAGCGTGCCGGCGACGATGATTTCTTTATCAACTTTGCTCAGGACAGTGAAGATGAGGCTTTTGAACCGGAAACCTGGGAAAAATCTAACCCACTTTTAAGCAACAAAAAGCTGCATGACAAGAAACTAACTGGTTTGATTGAGCTTAGGGATAATATGGAACGTGCCGGCAAATTAGCCGGTTTTGCCAACAAAACGCTGAATATGTGGTCAAGACAGTTTCAAGATAGCTACTTATCGCTATCTGATATTCAGAAAAATGAAATTGATTCTTTTGATATTGTCGGTAGGGATGTCTATATCGGCATTGACGCATCAATGAGCAATGACAATACCAGCTTGGGTCTGATTTTTCCGTACGACGATGGGAAATTTCACATTGAGCAGTTCTCATTTATTCCGTTCGCTCAGGCTAAAACGATTGAAGCTAAAGAGAAACAAGATTCATTGCCTTATCGTCAACTTGAGCAAGAAGGATTTTGTTCAATCACCTCTAGTCCGTCCGGCACGATCAACTTTGATCAAGTTTGGACTTGGCTAGATGATTACTTGTCTAGCAACAGTTTGACGCTTAAAGCTATCGTGGTCGATCCGGCTTATCTGAAATGGTTCGCTGCTAGGGTAGAAAATTACCGTCCGGAATGGCCATACATTCCAATCAGGCAAACATCATTTCAGCTAAATGAACCGACCAAAAACCTCCAGAAAGCATTCATTGATGGCAATGTCAGCATCTTGCATGATCCGTTGCTGATTGATGGACTGAACAACGCAGTCTTGCGGACTGATCAGGGTGGCATGGTCAAGATTGACCGAAATAACCGCACAAGTGAGCACATTGATACTGCCGATGCAGTCATTAACGCTTTCATGGAAGCACAAAATCACTTCAACGATTTCAACGACTCTGGCAATGACAAGCCGCTGGATAAGCTAACCAGTGACCAGCGCAAGAATTATTTCAAGGCACTATTTGGCGTATGATCAAACAATTTTTAAAAATTCTGAAACTAATTTATAGCTTGTATTTACAAGCTATTTTTTTCATCTCTGGTTTTGTGGTTCTGAATGTTGCTTGTTACCGCATCAATGTCGAGGTAGGGCTATTCACCACTGCAGCCACATTGATACTATTTGGCATCATTTTGAACCACGACCAAGAAAGAAGGTGAGATAGATGGGCTTACTAAGCAGAGCGTCTCCAAAAATTAAGAATGATTTGTCGCTGCCGTCGCGGCGCGGAATTGTTACCACGCAGCTGATTAATGGTGCACCACTGAATTTGGTTTCCACAACCGCCAATGCTTTAGATAACTCTGACGTCTTCAGTGCTATCAACCGCATTTCAAGCGACATTGCTTCAGCAAAATTTAGGACAACTAACACATATGCCGCTCAGGTTTTAAATAATCCTAGCAAAGTAGTCAGTCGATTTACCTTTTGGCAAGGTGTCTTGGTCGATGCTTTGATAAATGGCAATGCATATGTGCCAATTGAAGGGATGCAGCTCAATCATTTGCGGCCTATAGAAGTGAGTGAAATCAAGGCTGGTTCGCACAATGCTTGGATGACGTACAACATCAATCCGATGGACGGCAGCAAGTCTTACTTGCTAAATCAAAGCCAAATTTTGCATTTTAGGCTGATGCCTGATGCTGGTTGGGATTATCTGATCGGCAGATCGCCGCTAGAATCGCTAGCATATGAGCGCACAATTTCAGATGATTCTAAACGCGCTACTTTGAACTCAATCCAGAATCAAATTAGTCCGATTGGCGTTTTGACCATTCCTGCTTCTGATCTGAATCCTGGAGATACTGAAGAAGCACGCCGCGATTTTGAAAAAATGAACTCCGGCTCCAATGCCGGCAGATTGATGGTCCTAACAGATGAAGCCAAGTATGAGCAGCTAGACGTTAAAGCTGATGTTTTCAAGGCATTGACTGAAAATGCTGACTATTCAGCTAACCAGATCTCTAAAGCATTTGGCATACCGGTCGATATGCTAGGCGGCGGTAAATCAACTGAGTCGGAGCATAGCAATATTGACTCTGTCAAAGGCGCTTATGTGTCTGATCTAAACTCATATATCAATCCAATTCTTGATGAAATCAAATTGAAGATGAATTGTCCTGATCTAAAGCTAGACGTTAAATCTGCGATCGATGTGGATGACAGCATTATGGTTAATCAAGTCAATTCCATGATGCAAGCAGGCGTCATTGATCAAAAGCAAGCACAAATCTTGTTAAAGCAATCAGGAGCATTGCCGATGAATTTGATTCCATCAGCAAATGAAGGAGGTGAGAGCCAAGATGATCAAAATTGATGTTAAAGGCGATGTGATCGATAACTTCACAGCGCCTTTTTATGACTTCTTAGATTGGCAGTACACTAGCCCTGCCAAGATGCAAGACAATTTAGATAAAGCACAAAATCAAGACGTAGAACTCGATATCGCGAGCTATGGCGGAGATGTTTTTGCAGCTTCTGAAATCTACACCATGCTAAATCAGTATCCAGGCAAGGTGACAGGCGTCATTCAAGGGATGGCTGCATCAGCTGCCAGCGTGATTGCTGAAGCCTGCGACCATTTAATCATTAGTCCTGCCGGCCAAATGATGATCCACAAAGCTGCTATGACTAGCGATGGCAACTCAGACAGCCACTTAAAAACTGCCAATGTGCTGAATACCACTGATCGCACTATTGCCGGCATCTATGAAGCCAAAACAGGCAAATCAGAAGCAGAAATCATCAATTTGATGAGTGCTGAAACCTATTTGACTGCTCAAGATGCGGTTGATCAAGGCTTCGCCGATGAAGTGATGCAAGTTGGCGATAAGGTACCGCAAGTCGTGAATGGTATGCATCAAATCCCTTCACATGATCAAGTCCAAAAATTTATGACTTTGATCAAAGATTCCAAGAAAACAAGCGCTGAACCAGAGAAGAAAATCTCTGATCACAGCGCTCTTTTTAAGCAAAAATTAGCAATTCTAAAAGGAGAATAGAAAATGCCAGGAATTACCAAAGAACAAGTCCAGAACACATGGATGATCTGGGCAGGCAAAGTCTCAGACCTTAACAACCAACTGAATGTTGGTTTGGTTGATGATTCTTTGACTAAAGAACAATTTGAAACCAAACGTGCTGCACGTGATGAAGCTGTTAAAATGCGCGACCTTGCTTTAGAACAGTTGAAGCAATTTGGTGAAGATGAGCCTAATCCAGATAACAATGACAAAGGTCATGAAGTTAAGAGTTTAAAGAATAATAAAGAGCAAGCTAAAGCCGATTTGTTTAAGCATATCAACAATTTCGTTCACGCACGGCACATCATGAATGATGGCTCCAATGGTGAAGTGACATCTACTGTAGTTTCACCAACTATTCCAGAAGAGATCATTTATAACCCGGCAGCTGAAGTGAACTCCGTTGTCGACTTGTCAACGCTGATTACGCGCACCCCTGTTGTGACTGCTTCTGGCAAATCACCAATTTTAGCGCGCGCTGATTATGTTTTTCCTACAGTTGAAGAACTGAAGGAAAATCCAAATCTGCCTGGCCCTCAATTTACTGAGGTCGCATGGGAAGTTAAAACACACCGTGGCGCTTTAGCAATTTCCAATGAAGCCATCCAAGACTCAGCCGTAGACGTTTCAGGATTAGTCACTAATCAATTGGCAGAAGCACGGGTTAATACTTACAACAGTGTCATTACCGGCGTTTTGGGAGGCTTTAACAAAGCAACCGCTAGTACAGATAACTTAACTGATGCATATAAGTGGCTGCTGAACGTTGGCCTGGATCCTGCTTACTCGCCATCAATCATTGCATCACAGACGATGTACAACGCACTAGATACGTTGAAAGATAAGAATGGCCAATACATTTTCCATCAAGATATCACTGGCAAATCTGGCGATAACTTGCTTGGCATTCCTGTTTACAAAGTTGGTGATACTCTGCTTGGCAAAGCTGGTGAAGCTCATGCCTTTATCGGTGACTTAAGCCGTTCACTCTTCTTTGCTGACCGTCAGCAGATCACTTTGTCATGGCAATACAATGAAGCCTACGGCCAATACTTAGCTGGCGCTTTGCGGTTTGGCGTAAGTCCTGCCGACGTTAACGCTGGCTACTTCTTAACTGCTGATGTTCCGGCATCTTCAATTGTTAAGCCAACAATTACACCGACTCAAGGATCAACCGTAGCAGCAGATACGACTCAGTCTGGCAGCGGCAAGTAGGGTGATGATTAATGACTGAAGATAAGAATAAAGGCGTAACTGTTCAGGAATTGCGCGAATATTTGCAAAATGATGGTCTTTCAGATGCTTTTTTGCAGGGCTTGATTGACGACGCGGAGAACAATGCACGCAATGCTATTGATGACAGCCTAGATCTTGATGTTTGCAGAAAATATCCTGACTTTAATATGGCCGTCAAAATTTTGGCAGATTTCGAAAACTGGATGCGTGGTCAACATACTTCAGTTGATATGGCTTATCCGAGGTCTTACTTATATCGCTTAAATCAATGTCGATGGAAGATCAGGAGGGAACAGCATGGCAAATAGGTTTTTGCCGGCCAACTTTACTGAACGGATCGAGCTCGGTAAGGCTAACCACATCAGAAATCCTAATACGGGCGCTAGTGATTTGACTTTTGTCAAAGAATTGGGGCCTTTTTTATGTGCTCCATATGTGCGAACCATGCATCAGAATTTTCAACTGCTTGGCACCGAGTTTTCAGATACTCGGCAAGTTGCGGTTTGGCATAATCCGTCTGTGACAACTTCACTGCAGTTTGCCAAAATTGGCAGCCAAATCTATGACTTGGTTCAAGTTTCGCCTGATCAGACCGGATCGCCTAATAAAGTCGATATTTTGACTTTGAAGCCTAACGACAGCGTGGAGGTGAGTTCAGATGGCTAGCTTAGAAGAACAGCTGGAAGATTTTCGCAAAAAAGTAGCTGCTTGTGTTCCAAATAAGGAACAGCAGCAAAAAGCTACTGAGGCGGGTGCTAAATACTTTGCCCAAGAATTGAGCAAAATCACTAAAGCAAAGCACTACTCCAACAAAAAAGATGCTAAATATGGCCACATGGCCGATCACATTAGCTTTCAAGCTGGCAACGGTGATGGCGTTATGGACGGCACCTCAACTGTTGGCTGGACTAATCGCTATCATGCGATGAACGCTATGCGGCTGAATGACGGTACAGTTCACATCAAGGCTGATCACTTTGTAGACAATGCCCGTGAAGATTGTATGCAAGGCGTCCTAGGAGCTGAAGCTAAGGCTTTGAAAGGGGACGCCGATTAATGCAACCCATGAAGCTGCCAGTAATCCAAGTACTTGAACTTCTTCAGGGGGCGTCTTTTGACTGGATCGATTATTTTTTCGTTGGAAGTTTCGATCCTGGCACTAAGCCGGATGTTAATAAGACCTATGTCCTAATTCAGGACGGCGTTGGTAATCTTGGCGATCATGCCAATGATTCTCTCTACTCAATTGATGCCGTTATTGAAGTTCAGGTATTTTTTAGTAAAAAAATTAAAATAAATATTTTCCAAGCTCAAGTTGCCTTAATGACGCTGCTGGATGCTAATGACTGGCTGCCAACAACAATGCGGCCAGTCACTACTGATCCTGACACGCAGCAGAAAACGGCAACTTTTTATGTGCAAAAAGCTTTAAGAATTAGAGGTAATGAAAATGGCTAAAAACCCAAGTTCTACCACTCATGGTATTGAACAAGTAATTTTCGGTTTAGTTGACGATGATGGCCAACTGATTGCTGATCCTGATAAAGGATTAAGTGCAAACGGTCTGTACTCACCAACGATGAATTATGAAGGTGCTACGACTGCTAACTGGACTGGTTTGGAACAAACCGGGACTGACCAGTTTGCTAATGACCAAAAGAAGCGTCGGACAACGCCGGCAGCCAATCCATCTTGTGCGCTGACTTTCCTGGATATTGGCTGGAAACAAAAGAACAAGATCACAGGTTATGTGCAAGATGCCAACGATGGTGGTTGGTCACTGTCAACATCTAAGCCGCATGTAGCCATGCTGACAGTTGCTAAAGGCTTAGATGGCTCCAAGATCTATGAAGGCTGCGCAAAGGGCACCTGCATTGATCCACAACACCAACACCAAACTGATAACACAGCTGAAGTCGACGCAGATGCAGCTATGACCTACTCAGCTGAAGTTCCTGATGCAGACGTGTTCAAGACTTCAGATGGCTCAAAGCAACCATATCGCAAGTGGTCATCTGCAGACGCAAACTTCAGTCTGGATCAAGTCTTTGCTCAAGTGTTCCCTGGCTTTAAAGGAACTGCCAGCTTAGACGTTGAGCACATTACCGCACCAACTTCTGGTAGCGGTTCAAGCACTCAACCATCTTCTGGCTCTACTACTGATTCAGACGCTCATACTGGCAATCCAACCGCGTAGTTTTTGATAAGCAGGGCGGGAGCGGTAGGCAAAATTGAAAGGAAAAATCATGACGACATTAATCAAGATCGATACGACACCATTAGGCATTGCTAAGAAGACCATGCAGGTCTTTCCTTCAGGAGCTGTTGTTGATAAGGCGCAAGATATCAGCATTCAAACGCTAGAAGTGCCTGAAACCAAGTCAGCTTTGGAAGCTTTTAAGATTCAAAGAGACGTGAAGCTGCATGCTAAAGCGTTCTTGAAGCAATTGCTTGGATTGACTGAAAAGCAAGTCGAAAAGTTCAATGAGTCAGTCACTAATAACGACTTCATGGCTTACGTAGGCTACTTGATCTATTTGCTGGATGGCTCAGATTACGAAACGTTTGCTGAATTCCAAGACAACACGCATGCACAAAATGAGGAAGCGCAAGCTGACCCAAAAAAGCCCTCTACCGCCGAAACAAATTAGTACTTGATTTAAGGAATCGGCGCATGGATTACAAGCGCATGAAAAAGACGCTTTTCTTAGAAAAAGGCGTCCTACCGGAAAAGATTGATTCGATGAATTACTACGATTTGTTAGATGTCCTAAATGTACCTGAAAATGATCTCTCCGATCCAGGTGCAGAAAACGCCTATGACAATGTCGACTGGGCTGATTAGTTAATGGAAAGGAGGTTAAGCAATGACTAGAGTTGAAAACATCATGGCCACTAGTGTTCAAATGAACACTATGTCCGCTAATGAGTCTTTGAAATCATTGACTGCAGCTATCAAATCAACAACCGCGTCTTGGCGAGCACAGTATGCTCAACTGCGCAGCGTTGGCGATAATTTAAGTGCAGCTGAAGCTAAGTACAGAGGCTTAGGCAACTCAATCGATGCCTTGAAGTCAAAAATTGCTTACTTAAAAGATGAGCAAAGCAAGCTGGATACTACTACAGCATCTGGCCGTGATAGCTATAATCGCTACAATACACAGCTTGCAAATGCAACACGACAGCTGGCCAGCTTAACCTCTCAGCAAGAACGTGCCAAGAATTCACTAGATTACTACAAATCTGGCTTGAGTGGCCTGCAGACTTCATATCGTACGATCAATGAAGTCAGCATGTCTTATGTCAGCCGTCTGCAAGCAGAGGGCAAGACAGAAGAAGCTAACCAGCGCAAGATGATGCAGTATCGTGCTGCTGTTGAAAACCTGAGCAAGCAGTACAAATTGCAGGAAGATGAGCTGCAACGCATTGCCAGTGAATCAGGCAGAACCTCTGAAGCTTACCAGCGGCAAGAGGTCCGGTTAAATCAGACTGCAACTTCTTTGGCCAAAGCCAAGGGGGAAATGCATGATCTGAGCAGCTCTATGAGCAAGTATCAGACCAATTTAAATGGTTTGAAAGGCTCATATGAAACTATTAATAAGGTCAGCACGTCTTATATCAACCGTCTGCAAGCGGAAGGCAAGACAGAAGAAGCTAATCAGCGGCAGATGGCCGCCTACCGTGAGGCTATTGAAAACCTGAGCAAGCAGTATCGTCTGCAAGAGGACGAACTGCAAAAAATTGCGGCCACTGCTGGTAAATCATCTGAAGCATATAAAAAGCAAGAAGTAGCTGTTAATGAAACGGCTACCTCTTTAGCTAAAACCAAAACACAAATGAACGGATTGGCCGAGTCGATGGAAAAAGCCAATCCGTCTATTTTTGACCGGCTGAAGAGCAAACTGACCAGCGTAAATAAAGAAGCCGAACACAGCCATTCTTTATTCAAGACAATCTTCTCAGCTGGTGTGATCAGCAATGCTTTTACCAGCGGATTGTCAGCCGTTGGAAATGGCTTCAAGAGCTTGATCAGTTCCGGCATGGAACTGAATGAAACTACTGAAAAAATTAATGAACGCTTTGAAGCATTAGGCAAAAGTAAGTCTGGCATTAAAGCACTTGACGAACAGATCGGCTTTTTAAAGACACATACAAAGGCAAGTGGCGCTGAAGCAGCACAACTTTTGCAAACCACTAACAGAATGGCTGCTGGCAATACCCAAGAAGCGATCAAACTTGCTCATGGTATTGCCGCTATTGGCGATGGTGCCAAAGCCGGCGGCAAAGAAATGAACCAGCTTGCTGCTGGCATGACCAGAATTATTGCTTCAGGTGAAGTCACTGCTGGTACTTTCAATCGTGTGGCCAAAGCAGCACCAAACTTAGGACACGCTCTTGCTGAAGCGGCAGGTGTGTCCGAAAAGAAGTTCAATGAGATGGTGCAATCCGGCAAGATGTCGTCTGCCGACTTCATGAAGTATGTTGAAAAGGCTGGCCAAAACGGCTCGAAGACTTTCCAAGACTTCACGAAGACGCAGGAAGGCGCTACCTGGTACATGCAGCAAAGCTGGAATAGCTTGAAACAGAAGCTGACTGAGCCATTATTTGACGCCAAAACTTCTGGCATGACTCAACTTGCGGACTTGATGAACTCAAAACCAGTTCAACAAGGCACGCAGTTGCTTGCTGAAGGCCTTCAAAAGATTGCTAAATATGCAATGCAAGGTCTAGGCTGGATGGCCAATCACAGAAAAGACATTGTTGGTCTTGGCTCTGATTTTGTAAAAATTGCCGGGGATCTTGCTGTTGACGTTTGGAAAGACTTTGCCGGTATCTTAAACGACATTGCTGCTGCTTTTGGTTTAACGAGCAAAAAAGCCTCTGAAAGCAAAGATCCACTGCACCAGTTCAAACTGACGATGGACGGCATTGCCAAGCATCCGGCTGCAATCAAAAAAATTGCTGATGCTCTGGTGGCCATTGCAGCTATTAAAACGCTGACTCCGGTTGGCACAGGCTTATTGACCATTGCTTCTGGAGCCAAGAAAGCATATCGCTACACCAAAGCAGTTCATGCTGGCCTTAAAGGCGTGAGCGATTTCAGTGAATTTAAGGGCCCGGAACAGGCTTTTGCCAAAATGGCGTCGTCTGCTAAGGACACTGCCAGTCAAATCGCCGGTTTCTTTAAAAACGGCTTTTCGAAAGTTAAGTCGTATGCTTCTGATGCACTGAACGGCAAATCCTTTGGCGGTGCTATGCAAAGCATGCGCTCAGCTGGCGGCTTTAGTGGCTTAAATACGGCCGGCAAGATTACTACCGGCGTAACTGCTGGAGCTATTGCACTGGATGCTGGATCGTCTATCGTTTCAGCTATCAAAGACAAAAAAGGTTCAACCAAACAATATCAAGATGCCGGCAAAGGCATTGGATCTGCTATTGGCGGCGGAATTGGTATGTGGTTTGGTGGACCTGCCGGCGCAGCTATTGGCTCACAGATCGGCAAAATTGTCGGCGGTTGGGGCGGCAAAGCCGTTAAAGAATTCCAAAAAGGATGGCTTTCAAAAAAGCCGCCTAAAAACTTCTGGTCAATTGAAAATCTAGGCTGGTCTACTAAAGACGCATTCAGCAAGATGGGTTCAGGCATGAGCTCAGCTTGGAATAACGTCAAAAAGGGCTTTAGTAAGGGCTCTAAAGACTTCAGCAAGACTTGGTCCGGTTTTTGGAAAGGCGTCAACGAAAACAAGTACGTCAAAGCCTTCAAAAAAGGAAATGGCTTTTCGACTGTCTGGAAAGACATGGAGAAAGGCGTTAAGTCTGGCTCAAAGAAAGTTTCTAAAGGCTGGTCCAATTTCTGGAAAGATGTCACTAAGCAGTTCAGCAATGGTACCAAGAAGAATCAGACAACTCACAGCAACTATCTGAAAAAGCTGCAGAAAGAGTCGTCCGATCACAACAAGAAGAGTGCTAAAGACTGGCAGAAGCATTGGGATGACTCAGCTAAAGAAGTCCAAAATTGGTCAAAACGTACTAAGACCAACTATGAGCGTGGTATCAAATATCTGAAGAGCTCATTCCAATCCTACACACGCAGCGCATCGAAAAGCTGGAAAACTCACTGGAATACGCTGACCAAAAACGTAAGCAATTTCTGGACCAAGTCGCAGAAAGCATCTGAAAAAGGCACAAAGAAACTGCTGAAAGCAGTTAGCGATTATGCCAAGAAATCAAAAAAGAGTTGGTCAGATCACTGGCAAAACATTCAAAAAGGGATGTCAGAGTTCCATGACAAGCTGCAAGACAATAACGGTGACTTCTTTAAGACATTCCAGCAAGAAAGCAGCAAGTGGCTTGATCATGTAAAGAAAGATTGGTCAGACCATTGGTCAGCTGTTCAAAAGAATACTGCTAACACTTGGGAAACAATCCGAAAGAATTCAAACTCTTTTGGAAACAAAATGAATTCCTGGTTTAGCAGCTTTGGTCGAAAGTGGAAACAAGGCTGGCAGACGCTAGGCAATGGTGTCAGCAAGATCTGGTCAAACGCTTGGTCAACTATGCAAAGAATGGCCAAGAGCGGCATTAACAAGCTGATCGACTTCTTGAATGGCGGCATTTCTGCCATCAACAACGTTATCCACTTCTTTGGCGGTAAATCGAGCGCAATTGGCAAAGTTGGCCACTTGGCAACTGGTACTGGTTTCTTAGGTATCAGCAATCAGCGGCGGCCGATTACTAAGCCAACTCTGGCCGTTTTAAATGACGGCTACGATTCGCCAGAAACGAACAACAAAGAAGCCATACTGAGAAGCAACGGCAGTCTAGGAATTGTGCAAGGCAGGAATACGCCAGCCTTGCTGATGCCTGGTGATGAAGTTCTAAATGCATCAGAAACAAAGATGCTGATGCAGTTATCAGGCATTGAACATTTTGCTGGCGGAACCGGCTGGTGGTCAGACATTACCAAAACCTTTGGCAATATCGGCTCTTGGATTGGCAATGCTGCCAATAATCTGAAAAAGTTCTTTGATCTGGCCACAAAAATTGTTGCTCACCCTATTAAATACTTAGAAGGTATTTTCCACTGGGGAAGCGATTTTCCGGCTGGCGGCCTGGTCAAGACCATGGCACAAGCCGGTTTTAATAAAGGAAAACAGCAAGTCAACAGCTTCTGGTCAACGCTATGGTCAATGGTGTCTGGCCAACTTGATGGTGGCGGCGCTGAAGGCGGCCTGCTAGGTGCGGTTGAAAAGTATGGCCAAGGTAAGCCTTATGTATGGGGCGCCGCTGGTCCTAGTGCTTTCGACTGTTCCGGCTTGGTCATGTATGCTTTGAAGCACGCATTTGGTAAGAGCTTTCCTCACTATTCTGGCGCTCAGTATGCTGCCACAGTTCCGGTTAGCGATCCTCAACCAGGCGACTTAGTCTTCTTTGGTCCTGGCGGCTCTGAACACGTCGGTGTTTACGCCGGTAATGGCAAGTACTACTCAGCAATGTCACCTAGTTCCGGCATCGGCATGAGTGCTGTTTCATCCGGGCCTGGCAAGGCAAGTTACCGCCGAGTACCTGGCCTAAAAGGTGAAAGCTCAACCTCTTCAGTTAAGGCTAAATCTGGCTTAGAAAGTTTTGTCAAAAATACGGTTGGTTCTGGCTTCTGGAAATTCATCGGTAAGTTGGGCGACATGTTTGGCATTGGAACTGAAGTTTCCAATCCAAGCGGCGCTGGTGTAGCTCGGTGGGAACAAACCGTTATTAAGGCATTAAAGAAGAATGGCTTTTCGGCTACTCCATTCCAGGTAAGTTCCTGGATGAAGGTTATCCAGCGTGAATCTAATGGCAATCCTCACGCTATTAACAACTGGGATAGAAACGCTCAAGAAGGCCATCCATCAAAAGGGCTGGTTCAAACCATTCAGTCAACTTTTAATGCCTATGCTTTCCCTGGCCACCATGATATCTGGAACGGCTATGACGACTTGCTGGCTGGGATTAATTACATGAAACACAAGTATGGTTCTAATAGCTGGGCATTTAACCGTGTAGCCAGTTACGGCTATGCAAATGGTGGCATTGTCAGCTCAATGATCAACGCCAATTTGGCTGAAGACGGACTACCTGAAACGATTATTCCATGGGATATCACTAAACGCGCAAGAGCCTACCAGCTAATGGATAGAACTCTTAAAGCCTTTGGCAAGCAAGATAATCCAACAGGTCAATCTTCTTCATCAAATAGTTTAAGCGAGCAGACTGCTGTCGAGATCATCAAGCTGTTAACTCAGATTTATCTCGGTATTACAGGGATGCAAGATACTCCGATTGAGCTGCACAATGATGTCAAAATTGGCAATCGTACGATCGAAAAGATCAGTCAAATGGTTCGCCGTGATACTAGAGATCAAATGATTAGAAAGAAGTTGGGAATCAGTGGATTACGCTAAATTAACCTACCATGATCGCAATTCAGCTGATTTTGGTGCGAAAGTTAAGTGGGGCGACTCACTAGCCAGCCCCGCCCGCAGCATAACTGAGACGACTGTCCCTGGACAGGCGCCTTTTTTGTCTGACAATTTGACTTGGGACAACCTAGATCAAACGATCAACTTCATTGTTAATCGTCCAGCACAATATGATGACTGGCATGAATGGATGCAAGACTTTGTGACCTGGCTGCGGCCAAATCTAGTCAATGGTCATACAGTTTATGAGCCATTTTATTTTGACTTGGAAACTGATTATTTTTGGCTAGGCTATATCACTTCTCAAATTACCTTCACGCCATCAACTGACATATATGCCGAATACCATGGCACGGCAACAGTGGTTATTCACCGCCAGCCTTGGCTTTATCGCCAAGATGGTCAAGACTTTGAAGCTGTTCCACTTAACACACCAATCACTAACTGGGAAACAGATGAGGCTTATCCGATTTTCCACATTCAGGGCAGCGGTGATTTTGTGCTAACTGTCAATGACGTTCAATACAAGATCAACAACATTGATGACGAGATTTACCTTGATTGCGAAAAAAATAAGGCCTTTAAGACCTTAAAAGACAGTCGAGATACTCACATTGACTTTCCCAATCATGATTTTCCGTGCTTAAAGCCTGGGTATAATGTGATCAATTTGAGTGGCAATGCGACTCTTTTTGAATATAAACCACGATGGAGAAAGGTGGGTTAGCTTGGATTTCTTAAAATTTCCGATCCTATTTGAGTCGCTGACAGATGACCATGAGTCCAATGGCTTAGGTGCTATGTCAGACATGATTTCTGGAAAAGTTCAGCGCAATACCTGCCAAATCCCGCAAGCAAACATGGTTTATCCTGCCAATACTCCATTAGCAAATCAAATCACTAATGGAATGATCATCATGGTTGATATGGGGCCACGTGATTGGGAAAAAAGACAGCTGTTTAGAATTGTAGCTTGTCCCAAATCACGACAGGATAGCGCAATTATCACTATCACTGCCAACCATATTTGGGGCGATTTGTCGTATATTCCGTTAAACCCGGCATCAAATGTAACAGCACCAAATGTAAATGCTGCCGATGCTTTTGAGATGCTGAAAGATAACGCAGCATGGCCAGGCTCATTAGCTGGTTTTACCGCTGACACTGATATCAGCAAGGTGGCCAACATTGCTTGGCAGGGAACATCGCTTGATAACATTAACTCGGCAGTTATCGGTGCTGATCAGGCTGGCGATACGCCAACCAATACGATCCAAGCCATTTACAACGCTGAGCTGCGTTTTAATAATCAGCATTTGTCGATTTTGAAACGTGCCGGCAAAGATACTGGCTTGGTCATAAAGTATGGCAAGAATATGACTGGCTTGACTGAAGATAATACGACTGAGTCAACGTATAATGCCATCGTTCCGTATGCCACCTACACACCAACTGAAGTGCCTGTAGAAGGTGATGGTTCTGAAGAAGTATCTGGTCAAGGCACTGTCAAATATGTCGGTACTGGTACAATTTCAATCTATGATGATTTTAAGAAAGGTCACCATGTTGTTGGTCAAGTTCGGCCAGGCGCAAGCTACCAAGTTATTGCTAAGGCTACAGAAAACACTGCCACCGGCAATACTTGGTATGAAATTGGTCCTGGACAATGGATTGATGAAACCTTTTGGACATATGACAAGACCAATGACTACATCATCAACAAGGTTGCTGGTCATGGAACCATCAGCATTGGGGGTGATGATGACTCGGACAGTGGCGATCATGCTGGCTTCAGCGAAAGCTATGATGCTGCCGGCACAATCACTTATGCTGGCCGAGGCGGTGTTGCTCTGTGGACTAACTATCAAGGTGGCCACGTGTCTGGCCAATACCTTAAAAATGGCTCGCGCTGGAAAGTTAACCGGCGCGCTTGGGATACTAATGGTCACCTTTGGTATTGCTTAGGTAATCCAAGCAGTCAATGGGTAGATAGCCAATACTTCAGCTTAAGCAAAGAGCGTGACTATGCTTCTGATGTTGAGCGTGGTTACTTGAAGATTGCTGGTACAGTCAACGTTTCGCAAGGACCAGCTCATGGCTTTGCGGCTATAAGCTGGTGGCATTACAACAACATGCGGTTTCAGTACACACGCACTAGCGTAGATAGTGCCGGCACACGTTGGTACTACATTGGCTACAATCGTGGTACTGAGATTTGGGTGTCAGGTGACGGCATCAACTTTACTGCTGCCGGCACAGTTGAGGCTGATCCTAACCAGGCAGAAGAAGCCAATGCCAAAGTAACCGGCAAAATTCCGGTCTTTAATAAACCTGGTGGCCAAGAGATTACCACAACTCAATTAGTCAACGGTCAATCTTTTGACATTGATGGTCAAGCTGAAAGCAACGGCCGTACTTGGTACCACATCAAAGACGGCTGGGTGGACAGCTCATACTTCAGCTTTGCTGGAGATGCTGACGCTGAGCCTGGTGATGGCACTGATGATTCTGGCGAAAGTGAAGAAGTTGAGGAGCAGATCATCACGATTGATGGTTTGGTCTTAATGGCCGATAACGTTTCACCGACTGAGCCAATCAGAGCTCAGGTTGTTGACCTGACTTCTTATGGAATTGGCAATGATCAATCCAAGCTGCGCGATGTGGCGATGCAATATATGCGTCAATATCGCTTTGGGCAGCGAAACTACTCATTTACAGTTAACCGCGGCCAGGAGGTTGGCGATTATCGTGTTCTTGATGAAGCAACATTGTATGACACGGTTGCCGTACAAGATGATGAACTTAACATCGGTGACAAGGCTGAGGCCAACGCTGGTGAGTGGAACATCTTAACTCATGAATTTGATAGCTTAACGTTTGGCTCCATTCCAATTACTTTTGAGCACTTGCTTGGCAATATGCAAAATCAGCTGACTAAACAGGTTAGCTCAGTTGATAAAAAAGCCACGCACTTGTTTGGCAGAATGCATCAAATCATGAAGCTGCAGGGTGACGATCAAAAAGCTGCCTTGGCCAAACTGGCCACGGATCTTGGCATGGATATCACTCATAATAAGTCCACAATATCTGCACTGCAGGAGCAGGTTGAAAGCATTAATACTACTGTTGATGATGTCCAAAGCTGGATCACTCAAGGTGGCGGTGGCGTTATCCAGGCCGTGCCAAATTGGAAAGCACCAACCGAACTAACCGCTACGACACCAAACGGCGGCAAGATGGTATTTTCTGGCGCTGGCTTAGGATATATCGGCAGTGACAACGTTTTGCAGACGGCGATTGACAGCCAAGGAAGAATCGTTGCCGAAAAGATAGCTGCCGGCACAGTCGATGGCTTGACGCTGACTGGAGCCACTATCACTGGTAAGTCCTATGTCAATTCATATGGCGGAAACTATCACACGGTTATGTCGACTGATGTTGGCTTTGGTGTGTACGCCGGCGGCGACCACAAAGCGGTTCTAACGCCTGATGGTTTGTGGCTATATAACGATTATGGCGGTGGTGGTACCGCAAAGCTGACAGGATATGATATTGCTCAGCTCGGAATGTACATGCGTAAGCAGGGCTGGGGCTGGGAGTCCTAGAAAGTGGGCAGTTAAATGAACGATGAAGTAATGACAAAAATGGCTAGCAATTTAGCCAGTGAATTGGCAGCAACTCACATTAGGCTAGCTGAAGCACAGATTGAAGTTCAAAAGCTGCGTGAAGAAAACGGCAAGCTTAAAACCGAACTAGCTATCAGAGATAAGATGAAAGGTGGTGAGGCAAATGGCTCAAAGACCTCTCAAAATTCCGATGGACAAAAGCCGACAGCCTAAACTAGGTATCACAGTTCGTGATGGCGATGCAAAAGGCGTATTGGATGTAACCTTATTGGACTCAAACAATACGCCTTTTAATTTGACCGGAAAACGAGTAGTTTTTCGTGAAGAAAAAGAAAATAACAAATGGATTGAAGATGATGCCGGCATCACCGTTGATGATCCAACTCGAGGTCATTTGACCTACGTACTGCATCAGCAAGCTCAAGTAATTGGCAACGGTAAAGCTTGGTTCAAAGTCATTAGTGATGATGGCACGATTGATTCAAGTCAAAGCTTTTACATCACTGTTGAAAAAGGCTTTGAAATGGCCATAACTAACTCAAACTACATTTCTGAGTTTGAAGAACTGCGGACAAAGCTTGATCAAATCACCGTGAAGGCTGATAGCTCATACAAAGCTGAGCTGCAGGATTTGAAAGATCGTGGTGATCAAAGCATTACTGCGATTGAAGATGCTTATAAAAAAGCTTCAGCAACATTCCAATCAACCTTTGATAATGCTGAAGCTGCTCGGCAAACTGAGTACACAGCTGACAAGAAACAGCGTGATGACACTTATAGTGCTGATAAAATCGCTAGAGATGATGCTTTCAAAAAGCAAACTTCTGATCAAGCAACTCAGTATGCTGCAGACAAAAAAGCACGAGATGATCAATATTCATCCGATAAGTCTACCAGGGATGCTGACTGGGCTAATGGCTTGGCTAAGATTAAGCAAGATGCTCAGAATGAAGCCGATTCAATTCAAAAAGCGGCTTCGGATCAAGCTAAAACCATTCAGCAAGCAGCTGATAAGCAAAATAGCGATAACCAGTCCGCTTGGAATACTGAAAAGCAATCTTTGATCGACTCTTGGCATCAGACTGAGCAAGGCTTTCAGACCACTTTAAGCGGCTTGCAAACGACAGTCGATAGTCTACAAAAGACTGTTGATAAACTGAATTCAACAGATTTGCCAGCCGCTAAATCTGATATGGATGCTTTGAAAAAGCAGATCGCAGATGCTAAAGCAAGCTTTGACAGTGTCGACTTCAGCCAATATATGCTGAAGAAAGATACGTATGACAAAACTGCAATCGATCAAAAGATTGGTGAGGCTGGGCAGGTTAAAACTGTTAGCTTAAATGGCGGCACGCCTGTCGCTCCTGACAGCAACAAAAATGTCAATTTGACGGTTCCGCAACCTGATCTATCAAACTACGAAAGTAAAGCAGATGCTCAAGCTGATATTGCTAAAGCAACAGAGATTTTGCAAAAAGCTACTGACTCAAAACTGTCTGCTAAAGCTAATAGCACTGATGTTTACACAAAAGCAGAAACTGATGCTGCAATTAATGCTCATAAGCCAGATTTGAGTGCTTATGCTACCAAGACAGACCTGCAGACTGTTAGCACCACCGCTACGCAAGCGGCTAGCGATGCTTCATCCGCTAAGAGTGCTGCTGACACGGCGCAGACAAAAGTGAACAGTCTGCAGACAGAAGTTGATGTACTGAAGTCAACAGCGCTGACTGCCAAGACTTTCAGCACGCTAGCACAAGCGCAGGCGTACGCCGAAGAGCATCCAACGGTTATTTGCATTGTTTCAAGTAGTTAGGAGTTGATGAAATGCTAGATAGTGATATTCAAGCAATTGTGCAAAACACTCAAACGTTTTGGCCACAA